GGCCTAATGCGATCTAAAATCTTTGAAAAGCATAAAAGTTGTGTGAGGCCGTACGCACATAGAATAAAGATTACAAGGCTTTCAAGTACGGGCCACATTATAACGTGGGCTCCCATTACATTCTATAGCGAAGTGGAATGTAATAATATCCAGGCACCATCGCACCCTTCTCGGCCTGCTGAGGTACTTCTCCAAGCTCTGTCGAGTCTCGATCGGAGGGGGCGGTAAAGTACTGCTCTAGATTCTTTTCATAGGTCTCGGCAGTCTTCATGGCATCCGCTTCGTCAGCAATAAATTCGGCTATGACAAAAACGGCCGCCTGCATTCCATTGGCGTGCTTGCTTTCGGGGATGATACCTTCTAGGGAACTAAAAATATTGCCTCCCTGGACGCTTGCGCGGTCAACAACCCCCTTGTCGCTAAGAAAATCGAAAAGACGTGTTTGGGTATTATAGCACTCCTCAACGGATTGGCTCTTTGGAAAAGCCATCAACTTGCTGCTTTCCGGAAGAAGCACAATATCAATTAGATCGTGGTCCATAATCAGAAGGTTGCCTTCTAATGTACGGCGCGCCTGTAGTTCGACGTGAGCCTGGGGACCTCCAACCTTAATATTAATCATTGGATTTTATTTCTCGTACGAGTTCTTGAATCTTTAATACTTTGGAGATAACTTCTTCAGTAGGCGCGGCGGCCTTAAAGCCGTCTAGGGTTTCAATTACTTCTTTGGTCTTTTCAATCATAATATCGTCGGTATATATTTCTTCCATTTTTAGGGAAGCGTTGATTTCTTTCTTTAAGCGCCCGATTTCTTCATTTAAATATAACTTTAGTTCGAGGCCATTGTCCGCAAAGGATGCAATATATTTTCCGAGCAAATCCTTTTGTTCCGTAAGCAGTGTCGTATATTGCTCGTTGAACTTTTTAACAAACGATTTATAAACGATATTATCGATAGACTGAAGCTTATTCTCCTCGATCTTTTGGGGAGAGTGCATCATCTTAATGAGAAGGTCTTCTTGAAGCACTCTTTGTTTGATCGGCGTGCTAGGATTAAATATTGACGCAATGGTTGCTAACGATTTAAAGTTGGGAACAAACGTATCCCACGCATCTTGCGAAAGAGTCTTATTGATTTTATTAATAATCCTGGTTTGGGCATCAAATACTCTCTTTCCATCTAGCTGCGATTGCGCGCCTTTTGTCTCGTGCAAAAGCTTCGCGGCGACGTGTAGTTCTAGATCCGTCGTCTCCAGCAAAGTGACGTAGCACTCCAGTTCCTTACGTAAGAGGGTCTGCGATCCAAAAGCCTCCCTGATAAGGCCAGAGACGAATCTCTTTTGGTCACCCTTCTTCTCAACAATAGATTTGGTGAGCTCTTTGACCAACACTTCATATAAAAATGCGGTGTTTCTTTTTTTATTGTGTTTTACTCTCACTGATCTTGGTCTCCGCTTCTTTTGATTCGAGTTCTGTAATTAGCCTACGAATGTCTTTGGTATTCTCCAGTAGTTTTACTTCATCCGCATCAGTATAAGTAGATTCATATTCCTCATAAAGTGCATTGATATTTAAAAGCTTGCTCCCAGGAAAGACATCGCGGCGCGATGTACGTGGTCTAGTCTTTAACTTGCGAGTCGTGGGGCCCGCCTTGTTGGTTTTTCGCGTATCATCCTTTTTGGAATAATGTCTCTTCCCTTTAGCTTGTGGCTCTAAGCTGGCTGGAGTAGGATTATCTTCTCGTCGGGCTGGTGCTGCGAGGAGAGATGATTCTTCCCCTCCCGCCTCTGGTGCTTCCGTTCCGGCTTCCCCGCCGAGTTCCCCGCCGAGTTCCCCGCCAAGCTCTTCGCCTCCTAGATCGCCTCCTAGATCGCCTCCTAGATCGCCTCCTAGATCGCCTCCTAGGCCGCCGGCTGCGGCATCGGCCGCGGCGCCTTCGGTGACGGCATCAAGCGCGGCTTGATACTTCCTATCATAGAAAGCTTCACGCTGATTGCGCAAAAACTCTTCATCGGTCATGCGTAAAATATTCTTTGCAATCCAGTTCTTGCTGAACATACCTTCTACTACGTTGTTTGCAAGATCAAACTTGGTGCGAATATGCTCTATTTCTTGTAGTTCCGCCAGCTTCGATGGATTGTTTAGGGTTATCTTAAACGAAATTAGGTCTTGTCCTCGATACCCCAACGTATACAAGTGCACCACAGCAATCTTCTCTAGCTCCGAAAGAAGCGCTCTCTGCAGTCTTTGAATCGTACGTGAAAAACGAATATCCTTTTGGGCCAGTGTAGTATCCCCTTCCCCGGTACCCTCAGTCATAGTAAGATATGCCTGGGGGATCTTAATGGCCGAGAAGAGCTTATCTCGAATATACTTCACATCGTCTATGTCGTTAAGTTGCGAGGCCCCTGCAAGGGTGCTTATATCTGACCCCACGCCGCCGCGGATAGGAATAAAGTAATCCTCCTCAACCGAGAGGGGATTATAACGCAGGTCAACGCGGCCGCTACTTGCGTCCACAAGCGAGTTTCTTTTTAAAGAGGTCTTCACCTTCTCCATATATTGCTCCACATCCTGCGGGGGGATGTTGCCAACGTCGATCTTAAACATGCGACGCTCCGGGGCGCGCACAACACGATACGCTAGCATTGCGTCTTCAATTAAAACAAGCTGTCGCCAAATGCGGCGCGCAGGATCAAGGACTGAAGTTCCGTAGGGGGCATTCTTGTCGTTGCCTAAGATTCTAAAGTGTGCACACTGCCAGTTCTCAAAGGTCATATTGGCCGAGTTCCACTGATACTGTACATAGTTAGGGTTCGTGGGATCCTGTCCTTCTAGTCTTTCGACCTCGTTGGAGGGCAGCCCGATTACGCTTTTAACTCCCAATACCTCGTCAATGTCTAAATAGAGGAAGAAGTCTCCATACTTACACATCGTTCGTGCCCACCCGAAACAGTTAAACTCAATATTAAGTGCGTCGTAAAAGAGTGCCTCGAGGATGGTTTTAATCTCATCATTGCGACAGTCGATTTTAACAAGCTTATTGTACTCGTTAGATGTCGTCATCTCGTCCGCATAAATGTCTAGGGCCGAAGCAATCTCAGGCATATACTCCATCTGATCAAAATCAATATAACGCTCACTGCGGTTTTGGTTCCGCATCGCCGCGGACGTAAGCATGTTATAGTTGCGCGAGAGGTTGTCAGCAGAGCGCTTGAACTGCTGTCCGCTAAGGCTCTTAAAACGATACTGGTATTTATCCAGTGCCGATCGACGTTCTTCACGTGTGAACTGGGCCCGGTAGTTAATAAGTGGCCCGGCAAAAAGTCGGGTTAGTCTCTTAAAGAGGGGTGACGCAGGGTTGCGTGGGTTGTTACGGTCGTTGGGGTCAGCCATTTATTTATCCTTTAATAATTCCTAAGTATTGCTCATTAAACTCTTGAGCTTTTTCTACTCGCCTCTCTTCAGTGTGGCGCTTGTGACCCAGCATCCCGGGCACCGTAACGGCCATCTTCTTTGAAGAAGTAGAGATAGACGACAGAGCATTTCTATTGTATTCTACTAGTTTTTGGTTCTCTACCAATACTGTATCCCTTACCCAACAGCCGATCGCGAACGACATCACCAGGTCGTCATTGTATGATCTCATTGCTTGGGCGCGCCCATTGTGCCAAATAAATGTTTTCATCTCTGATAACAACCGATTAGAGTTAATCTTAATTAGTTTGTTTCTCATAAACTCTTCCATCTTGGCTATTACCAAAGGCCTTGTTTTTGAAGAGGTAGTAAATCCGGGCACCACGTTGGCCATCCACTGGGCCTGAACCGGGTCGACATATGCATGAGAGGATTTCGTAGAATGATATATGTTATTATATCCTTTGTCTTTAAGTTTATTAAGGACAGCGAAGCCTATATTATTGTTTTCCGCCACAATCATACACGTGCCGTATTCTTTTCCTGCACTATAAAGCATATCAGCATAATCATCAGGATTTGGTTTTCCAATATACTCTGCTACTATCTCTAAGGTGTCTAGTTTAAAAACATGAAATGCCGAATTGTCTTGTCCGTCCCCCCGCGCAATATCAGCCGCGAGCAGATACGAGCCTCCCTCTTGATATTCTTCCCAAATCCAATAGTTGCGATCGAAGCCACTTCGGTACTTCGGCTCGCCGATGTTTTCCAGGTAATGTATAATGTCGTCAGGGTGAATCACCGTCTCACCTGACACATTAAAGTT